ATCATCGTAAAAGAAAACAATCACAGAACCAAAAGAAAATAAGGATGTACACGCCTGAAGGATACATTGCGGATCCCCCAGACGCCTCATGTCCTTACTGCGGGGAGAAACAGAAACCATGTTCACACGTTAACAGCCTTGCTCGTGCATGGGCTCGTGGTGCATGTAAAAAGAAATACTCCAAAACTGAAACTGAGGATTGATTTCATTTTTGGGGGGAAAAATTTCCGGTAAAATTTTTGACTGGTAGGGTCGCCTATATAGAAAGCACGGAATTTATACCTATGCCTAGAGGACAGATCACCAGGGATGAGATGAGAGTGAGAGTTCTTAATCTAAAGAACAAAATAGATCAAGAAAAGACTCCTTATAAAAAAGAAAAGGAACTTGCCCACAAGTACTTAAATGAAGTATTATTTATTATTGAGCAGTATTCTAGATGAGTTATGACTTTGCCACAACAAGAACACAACTCTCTTCTTGCTACTAGAGAGTTTCTTATTGACCTAATGAACTCCGAAAAGATTGCAGAAGTTCCTGAGAAAATCAGGTTATCTGCAAGAGCTCTTCTGAAACATTATCCAAGTAGATTGAGACTTGACGAACTTTATGATGGTCAAACTTTTGGTGATTCTGTAATTAAAAATGAAAGTGATGTTACAGAAGAAGAAATAGAAAACAACAATAAGATCTATAATAACAATCAGACTTGGGAAACTCCCGGATATAAATGGAAAACTCAAGTGGAGTTTCTAAAAACAAATGCAAATAATTAAAAATGCATTAAGTGATGAATTATATTCCGCTCTCGTTGGAGAGTTGAAAGAAAACTTTATCCAACAAAAATGGTCTTCTAGTACAATAATTTGGCAAGATTTTCTTAAAAGAGGAATAATCGGAACTACTCTCACCACGAAAGTTTCTCAAATTCTTAGCAATCAAATTATTAGGGAAATAGAAGAATACATTCCAAAGTGTGATAAAATTTTATGTCAGTTTTATGTATGGCAACATAATTCTGGTATTTCTAGACATGATGACGGTAATCATGATTTTGGGGCTACAATATATCTTAATGAATATTGGGATATGAATGATGGTGGATTGTTCATTTGGGAAGATTTGGAGACAAAGGAATTAAAAGTTTTGTCTCCAGAAAAAAACATGATGGTTTTAAATCTAAATAGAGAATATCATTTAGTTACTCCAGTGTTGCCATGCGCTGAGGACTTCAGGTATACTGTACAAATCTGGGGGAATTAGCTCAGTTGGTAGAGCGCCTGCTTTGCAAGCAGGATGTCAGCGGTTCGAGTCCGCTATTCTCCATCGGGTAGGTGTCCGAGTGGTTAATGGAGGCGGACTGTAAATCCGCTGGCTCTGCCTACGGGGGTTCAAATCCCTCCCTGCCCACCTTTGGGACTGTAGTTCAACCGGTTAGAGCACCGCCCTGTCACGGCGGAAGTTGCGGGTTCGAATCCCGTCAGTCCCGTAGGGGAAATTAGCTCAGGTGGTTAGAGCGCACCCCTGATAAGGGTGAGGTCACTGGTTCAAGTCCAGTATTTCCCATTTTTTATAAGTAAAAGTACTCTTGACAACCCTGTTAAATATCTTATAATAGTTAGGTGTTCAACACATAACTATGAAAGTCCCCACCAAATCAGAACTAATTCATTTTAAAATTCAAGCAGCAATGCGTGAACATTATTTTGGTGAAGATCAAATGAAATATCTCGGAGTTCGAGATGGAGAACATTGGTATCTTGTTGGAAATGAATATGAAGTTCCTGTGACTGACATTGAAGAGTTCGAATTTGATGGATACGTCGATGGAGAAGACGAATGAAAGACCAGTACACAATAGACGATGGAGAATCCAAAAAAGATAAATGGAATCGTGGTTTGGATATCTTCATTGAGTCTGTTATTAAACCAGACCCTGCATTGAGACAATGTGCTCATAATCAGAAGTGTTATCATGAACTTATGGATGTTCGTGAATGTGTTTTAGAACATCTGAAAACCTTAAGGTGGCACTGATATGGAATATTACTACTTTTGGTTCTTTATATTTGCCTTATTTGCGTACTTTATAGTTACTGATGAGAGTGTCGCAAAAGCTTTCTACTATGTAACTAAAATAGTACAGAACAGATTTCAAAGAGCCAAATGGTGGTTTATTCACAATCCCGCAACTCCATGGGCAAAGTATTTTATGTGGAGAAGGGCTATGAAACTTGCTAAACAACTGCAAAAAGAGTTTGATAAAAATGACAAATTATGATAAAGCTATTGATGCAATTTCTAACCAAATTTACCTATTAGTGGTTTCAAATGAAAGTTGGAATGAAGATGAGGCTAAAAAAACTTCTCGTAAAATTCTAGAAATCGTAGAAGAGTTCCAAGGGCTTAGATCAAAGACAATAAAATAATGACAAACTATTATCGTGATATGTTCCAAGTTCCTTTTCTACACTTGGATGTTGAAAACTGGGAAGATAAAAAAGATATAATATTATCATCTTTTAATATAAACATTCACGAGAATGATGAGGATGATGAAGTAAGTACGGATTACTTTTATAAAGTAGAAACAAAGAATAACGTAGACATCGATAATAAATTTATTTCAACTGTATTGGAATCTGAAATTAATAACTTTTCGAATTATTTTAATTTTAGTAGTTGTGAGATTTTATTGACTTGGTTTCAAAAGTCTATTGCAGGACAACAACATATAATTCATAATCATGGGTCATTGGGATATAGTGCAGTATGTTATGTGGAGTACGATCCGAAGTTCCATAAACCTACCACATTCGTATCGCCATTTAATAATTTTATAGATGGAACTGCTTTGATATATGAACCGGAACAAATTAGGGAGGGATCAATAGTGTTCTTTCCTTCATCTATACATCATTATGCTCCTCCAAATAACACCAATATCCGAAGAACTATTTTGGCTTTAAATTTGAAAGTCAAATAGATAATAAGAGGCCTGCAATATATGGCTATGCATGAGTTACCAATAACACCCTATCAGACAATATTGGTTTTAAATTCTAGTTATGAACCAATCAATTTCACAAACTGGAAGAGAGCTTTAGTCCTTTTATTAAAAGAAAAAGCACAAGTACTCTCAAGTAGAGTAATAAGATTACTAAACTACGTGAAACTCCCTCTATCCAAAATTATGAACATTACTCCATCTCGTTCAATGATTTACAAACGAGATAATAATACTTGCCAATACTGTGGTGCGAGATCTAAACTGACCATAGATCATGTCATTCCTAGATGCAAAGGTGGTACAGATTCATGGGAAAACCTTGTGGTTGCATGTAGTTCTTGCAATACCAAAAAAGGTAGTATGTTATTAGAACAAACTGGGATGAAATTGGCTCGTAAACCACGAGCTCCTGTTAATAAAATGCTTTTTGATCTTGAAAGAACCAACGTTGAGGAGTGGAAACAGTACAACTATGAATGAAGAACGACCAGATGACATTCGCAATGCACTACAAAAGTGGTGGGATTCCGATGCTTGTAAAGAACTTCAGAAGAAAAATGAAGAGGCAAAACAACGTGCAATAGGAAAGTATTTCATGCTTTCTGAGGAAGACAAACTGGACATGGTTCAGGCGATCTGTCATATTATGTGTAAGGCAGAAGAAGAGGGAACCAGTCATCGCGGTCTCCAGGACGCCCTAGGCATCTATCCAGTAGGGTTTTGGGTTGATCAGTTGATAGATGTTCATAACGCTCTTTGGTCTTACTATCACGATCAGAAAAAAGAGAAAGAACTTAAATCTGATCTTGATGCAATGGAAAAATTTCTAAAGGACACCTAATTAACTGTCCGCAAACCCTTGACTTTTGTGGTCAGGGGTTTTATAGTATGGATATAATTCATCTGGAGTTTATGGATCGTTTTGTTAATCTCAGGTATATCACCATCTTCGGACTCTCTATTTTGATTGGAGGTGCTGTTGGTTCTAATTCTGGTTCTTACCGAGCGATCAATGATACACTCATTCTTTGCAACCAACGACCCCATGAATGTAAGTTCAAGTATGATATACTGATGTATGAACGAGAGGGTAAGGTTCCTTACGCAGATCCTACCAAACAGAAAGTGCAACCAAAAGAGGAAAAGAAGTGAAGAAAGATCTCAAGATTCCAAAGTTTTCCTATGGTGAGATTAAAGAAGGAGACTTTGTAAAATTTACCGGATGCTCTAAAGAACAGGTTGCTTGGGGGAATAATACCGATCCAGAACATCTTTTAGTCCCCGGAGGAATTTATTATGTTCTTCATATGATTGTGAAGTCTTCTCACACCAAACTTATTCTCCGTGGTGTTGAAGGTAAGTTCAATAGTGTTTGTTTTGAACGACTAGGAAATGGCTCTTTCTGAAAAGTCCAAGATTTATTTTAGTGTCTGGTGTTGTGCGTATCAACGTCGTTGGTTGTATCGTGGTACACCACGAGAACATCGTGAACATGAGACAATACTAATGTGTCTCAAAATGAAAGATGTCAAATTCTATGAGTTTGATACCGATAAAACACATTATCTAAAAGATTAATGAAGTGTGAAGTTACCCTTTATGTTGCGGGTAAAGTCTTCAAAGAAGAAGTACAAGCCCGTGATTATCAAGAAGCAAGACAAGTCGCCCTTGCTCGCAATCCTAATGCTAAAGTAGTCGGAGTTACCGCTGTATTCAAATGAAAAACAAAAAGTTGAGAGCACTTATACAAAAACCTCTCAGATTTCACCACCAAGATATTCATGAAGAACTTGATTCCCTTAAAAAACATCAAGTAAAATCTAAGTGGTACTATATTTTCTGGGGTGCCATGGCTGTTGCTGTAGTCGGTGGTCAAATCTATGTTGGTCTCGGTTATCGTAAGATGGCAGAAGCAACCACTGGTGCTGATATTCGTGTGACTTGTGAGGTTATTCCTCCTTATGCACCTCCACTTTCAAAGACTAATAAGACTAGAGAGTTTGAGTAATGATTTCTATTCACGATTTGTTTCATGATGAGCGCCGATATGGTTGGGTTGTAGATAAACACTATGACTGGATCAACATGCTTTCTAGGATGCAGAAAGTAAATCCAAGTAGATTTGATGAGTTTCAATATTCTACTGAGGACATTTATTTTCATATAGATAGATTGCAACAAGAACAACAGGTGTACGACTGATGAGCGAAGTAACTTTTAAAAAACACAGAGTCTTCCGTGAAACTGATGCAGTTGTTTTTTACGATATCTCTGTAGACGGATCTAATGCCCAAGATCTTGTATGTCATACAGGCCCAGCAATCTCTCCTCCAGATGATATTGTAGGTGCAAAACAATTTTATATTCACTATCACCAGGTAGATCACAATCGTGTTCTGTCTGGTCTTCGTACATTTGAACTTGTGAATCCAGAGTGGAGGTATCCATATCACATCGTTCATCTTAATCGCTCTTCTGGTGCTCTGGTGATTCCCAAGATGACCTTTCATCGGTCTTATTCTGGAGAAGAAGGTTCTATTGTCATCAATCAAGCTATCCGTGATGATCAGTTTGATGTGAATACGGAATTTATTCCAGTATCTGCAGCACAAAACGAAAACCTTTATAATATTCTTGCTCACGAAAAACCTGTTATTCATACACTTGGAGAATGATGAACTTCACACCTGAACAATACAAACTGATCTTTACTGCAGTTCGTAGATACCAAATTGAAAAGACACTCCACAATTCAACGGAATATCAAGAATGTAACGAGATCCTTGACGAACTCTTCCATTTCGCGTATACTCAAAGGCAGGAACAACCCACTTAATGGCTGACGAAAAATTTCCGTATGAAACCTTCATTTTCCGAGTAGATCTGAAGGAGGGTAAAGAAAAACGAATCTGTTGGTTTGAATGTAAAGAACATGTTGACAGATTCGTAAAACAACATAAACTAACAAAGAAAGATTACACTCTGAGCATTAAAGGAGATGGTTGAATTAACTTTGCTGACACTATTGAATACTGTAGCAGTAGACTTTTGTGCGAATCGCAATAAAGGTATGGACACTCTGCGATCAGTTCTAGTTGCCTACAGTAAGGCCAACGATAAATATGGCGGGTCAAATGTGAGGAGAGTAATCTCCACTTCTCCTGCTATTGAAGCTGCTGCCATTGCTATGGTGGTGAGTAAATGTCCGGGTCAACTTTGAAAAAATATAAATGCAAGAACCGAAATTGATTGATGATGCTTTCTATGTCGCTGAAAAAAAATATGGACTCTGGTACTCCTGGGACAAAGAGGGGTGTGGATTGGTCACGGCTCTCACTGAAGACTCGTGTATCTCGGAACCCGTTTTTATCTTAAAGGACGGCAGGAAGGTTGGCCTGAACCCGAAGTCGTTCACGAAGGTACAGTAGGAGGTAAGTTGTAATGTATGAACCCAAAGTCAACGATTATGTTAGGTGGACAAAAGGAGTTGAAGGTTGGGTTTATTTTAAATGTGATGACTACATTACAATAGAAGTTAATGTTCGTCCCAAAGATTGTGTTAATTATGAGGCTTGTTGTTTACACCGCAACGAAAGGTTGTTAGTTTTATGTTACCACAAACAATGGAAAGATCTGGAATATGTCAAATTTAGAGAATCAATCCATGAAGAAACGGAAGACAATCTGGCGTTGGTGGGCTAAAGCACTTGGAGAAAAGGCGTCTAAATGCGACCGAGAATCTGATACTATTGCTTGGATACGCACCTTTATTTTTGTTTCTTACTTGGTCACTAATGGTTTTATTGTGGCTGGGGTGATTCGTCACTGGAACGATTCTCCTCCTGTAATCTATATTGAGATTAAAGATGGATCACCACTCCCCGAAGCCTGATGCACGAATACCACTTACGATAACCCTTGTCATTATCTTTTTACTTGACATGGCCATCATAGGTGGTTTATTATATAAGGGTCACGCAAATTTTGCAGCACTAATTAAAAATTTACACCATGGCTAAAAGAACTTATACGATTGAAAAGAAAGATCCCACTCACAATCAAGTGTGGGAATGGGAAGAAACTCCCGAATTGGTAAAACTTTTGAAGGAACTGCATACTAAAAAGAATGAACAACAAACCACTGACACTTGAAGAAGTATTTGAAGCGGCAGACATCTTTTTTCCCATCTATGAGTATATTAAGAGTCGTCTGCCCGTTGATACTAAGGTAGAAGATGTTCTCAAAGTTGCTGAGAATGTCTGCACCTTGGCACAAAAACTTCGCATTGAGAAAGAATCGGAGAACCTACCATTTGGATTTAACAAAAAGAATGGAGATAGTAACCAAGATTGAAGATTTATTTCTTCCTACCCAACATCATAAATTCTTTAAAGATGGGAATAATTCTTTTGAGAGAATTACTTGGGAAGAAGTAATTGATAATATTGATAGAAATGTTTGTGAGTCGGAATTTCCAATAAAAACAAGAAATAATCTTGGTATGGTTATTCATGATACTAGGGATATGTTAAAAACATATCCTCTAAGACAACTAATCACAAAGATCAGACCACACATACATCCAACTTGTCACCTTTATGTAAGTTTAACCAGTATTAGTGAAACTTTTGGGAAACACAATGATCTTATGGATGTAATCATCTGGCAGTGTATAGGAATTACTCAATGGACTATTTACGATAAAGAAGTATATCAATATGATTTAAAACCGGGAGAGTTTCTTTATATTCCTATGGGAATGTATCACGATACCACTCCTATTACCCCTAGGGCTTCAATTTCTTTTGGTCTAGAAAATAGACCTTTTTCTATGGTATAATATGGAAAACTCAGATTATCCTTATCATGTGTTAGATCCAACTACTCCTTGGTATGAGTGGTTGTGTTACTGTGAAATTTGCCATCAATTAAATGTTCCAAATCAACCAAAGTGGCAACGTTATGCTGCATATAGAAACTATCTTAAAGAAGTAGGTGTATTATGAAACAAGATCCTTATTGGTTTTTTCGGAAGTGGGGAATTGAAGAGTCCATTCCTATGGATGAAATTTATGAAAGACTTTCCGAACTTGAACAACGTATTCTAAAATTAGAGGAAGAAAACGTTGGAACTACAAATGAACTCTATCGTCTTGAGAACTCTCTTGATGCTCGTATAGATATTATTGCTGAACGTTGTGGAATTCAATACGATGTATGAGGAATTGGATTGCTTTGAAAAAGCTCTATCACACTTTGGAACCCGAGTAGATATTATCTGTGCCCTAGAAATGGGAGGAAAGATTGATGCTGAGACTGCTTACAAAAATATTAAAATGGAACTCAAAGAGCTCAAAAAAGTCAGAAAACAGGCAAGAAAAGAACCGAATCTGTGATAAGTGCGGAGAAACTAAACCACTCAATGAAGATAACTTCCAACCCGTGAAGTACTTCAGAGATGGTTTTTCTTATTATTGTAATGAATGTAATAAACCTAAACCTAGAGAGTAATGGAAGAACAAAAACAATTTCACCCATCTGGATTAAATATTATTGAAAATTCTGATGGATCTTTTGCTTTTGAATGGGATCCGAATGATGAAAGGTGGTCTTGGATGAATGGGTTGACAGATGACCGTATAAGGTCTATCATAGAGGAAACCATACAAACACAAAGTATTCTGGAGAATGTAGCTAATGGCCTTGAATTACCAACAAGTTTGGAAATCAATGAATGATCTTGAGATGGTAACATCCAAGATTTGTTCTGCTCGTGAAATTTTGGATTCTGCGATTGATGCACATCAAGAACAGAAACATGAAAAAGTAGAATGCCTTCTGTATGCTGTGGACGAATACCTCCAGTATTATCTTCAAGAGTTTGATGAAAAGTTTAAGAAAGCCTGGAAAGAAACTGTAGTCAAATCAAAAGTGGATGATGGTATGCGTCCTTGGGGCCACAGTGACCTAGAGTATTCAATTGCGAATCAAGAAAATAAGTTTGATCTCACTGCAACCGGCGAAAAGTTCCCCCTTTCCTGTGATAAGGACGATAAATCTCCAGAATGCCAAAAGTCTTGGAATGACTTCTGGGAAGAATGTTATTATCCCGAAGAGTATGAAAGTCATGATCCAGACGATTATAAAAACTGTCCGACTCCTCCATGGGGACGTGGTGATTCTGAGTCTCGTTATCCAGAACCAAATCAGAAACAATATACCGAAGAAGAACTAAACGCAATGTGCGATAAAGCATCATCGGAACAAGAGAAAGACAGGTGTCGTGAGTATAATCTTCGTGAGGCGGAGTACTATAATCAACGTGCAAGACTTGATGCAGATGTTGCCGCGATTAAAGCCGCAGGTGGTTATGAATGGACACCAGATCCAGAAGTTTCCAGAAATGATGAAACTCGTTTAAAGTATGAAGAAGGTTGGGTATATGAGTCTCCCGATGGTGGTAAGACCGTAACTAAACGTAAAGTCGGATCTCTGGAAAAAACAATAGTGAAGGCCGATGGTTATAGTACTTCTGAACCTTCTAAAAAGTGGATTCTTCCTGTAGAAGAAGTCAAAGATGAAGACACTGACGAAACTATTTACTGTGTAACATTCCCTGATGATCTTCTAGAAGCAGCAGACCTGAAAGAAGGTGATGATGTTGAGTGGGTAGATAAAGGTGATGGTTCTTATCTGTTGCGTAAGGTTGCCCGACCCCTCCGAATGGATGAGTGTTGATGTATACTCTTAAATTACTTGCCCCCTTTCTTGGGGGTCTTTGTTTTGATAATTTTGTAACACAACAAGGAACCTTATGTAATGTTAGACAAGAACCCTCAAGTGTAGTAAAATACTATGAACCTGGAAAGTCCTGTTATAAGAATGGGATTTTCTATGAAAAATGTGAAAACAGTCCCCCAGTAAAATACTAATGGCATTATCTGAATCAGTTGAATCTAGTTTAAAAGAAGCGGAAGCTTCTCTTCGCAATGCTCTTGCATACGCAGCACGACAAGAACGACCTATGGTTTGTAGTGTAATTGCAGATTTAATTACTCGCATTGAAACTCTACAAACTACGGATTCGATTCTAGATAAATTGGAAAACCGTAAATCAGGAGACTCGGGATTCTTTGGGTCTTTCTTTGACAAAGATTAGAATTTAATAATTTCTTAATGCTGTGTTACAACTATGTAACGCAATCCCGAAGAAATAATTAAGTCTACTAGATAGTAATAGATTGTGTGTTAGAATTTGAACACAATCAAACGGAGATTCAATGACCTACTCGCAATCCAATGTCAAATCCCTTACGGACGAAGAGTGGAAAGAACTTGTTGCCCTTAAAGAGGCTATCAACACAAATCCCGCTTCTGTCCATCCAGAAAAAATGGAATTGTTTACTGAATTGCTTGTGAGATCTTGGGACGCAAAGTGTGATCCCCCAAACACAACTGTTTGGCGTTCTGGTAACCCGCTGGAGGAATGATGACTTTAGAAGAAAAAGTAGAATTCTTACTAAAGAAAGTTGAAGTCCTAGAAGAAGATTGTAAGGCACTTCAATTACAGATTGACTTAATGGCGGACAGGGTGTATGATTATACCAATGAGTATGAAATAGGAATCTAAATATTACACAATATCACAGGATGAAATGAAATTTACTGTCTACTCTAAGTCTGAATGTCCATATTGCTACAAAATTAAACAAGTTCTTGAACTTTGTGGCAAAGATTTTGTAGTGTATACTCTTGATGAACACTTTACAAAAGAAGAGTTCTATGCTGAATTTGGAAAAGGATCTACTTTTCCTCAGGTGGTTATGGACGACCAGCACTTGGGTGGATGTAACGATACTATCTCATACTTAAAAGAGCTTGCAGTCATTTAGATATGAGTGACACTCGTGAGCTCCACATAAATAGAGGTGTGGAATTATTGTTAAGAAACAGGAGGGAAGAACCTGAAGCACCAAAAACGTTTCAATTCAGTTTTGGTAAGATGGTTTCTCTCCTTAGAAGAGAGATTCACATACACTTAAACTTCTCGTTTGATATAAAAAAGAAGTAATCTCTCGGAGGTAGGGCTATGACAGCACCTTTAGTTGCCATCTTTTGTATGGTATCTTTCATGTTCTTAATTGTTGGTGGTATAGTTGGTTGGTTATGGAAAGAACATGTACTCTTTACTACTCCGCAACAAGTATTCGCTCATCCAGAAATGTTTGACGATAATGGGAATATCATTCCCGATGAAATAATTGCAGTACGATTTGATAACAGTTATGACGACTACGACGAAGAAGACGACGAGTAGAGCGAAGACTACTACTCCTAAGAAGACAACTACTAGAAAACCTGCTGCCAAGGCCGCAGAAAAAATTGAATTAAGTTCTACATCGTATGTTCATGAAATCCTCTCCGCAGTTTCTGCAGAGAGGACTAAAGATAAGAAAATTGGTATTCTCCAACAGTACAACGAGAACTTTATTAAGTCTATTTTGATTTGGAATTTTGATCAAAGTATTCAATCTGTTCTTCCTGAAGGAGAAGTTCCCGTTCAAGCCAAAGAAGATGCAGAGAAGAATCCATCTTCAAATATCCGCAAAGAATGGAATAAGTTCTACAACTTTGTGAAGGGTGGTAATGATGCGATGAATAGACTTCGTAAAGAAACGATGTTTATTAACATGCTTGAGTCCTTCCATCCTGGTGAGGCAGAGGTTTTGTGTCTTGTAAAGGACAAAAAATTGCAAACTAAATATAATATCACCAAAGAACTTGTTTCCGAGGCGTATCCTGATATTCAATGGG